TGAAACTATCACAGATTACACCATCAAACATAAAAGGATTTATCCAAGGACATACCAGAAAAATCCTAGAAGACTTCCCAGGAGTTATAGGAGATCATATCTATGAACAGGTACAATGGAGACTTGGTATAATGAATGAAGACTGCATTAAAAACAAGATGTGTCCTTGTACATGTCAAATCCCTGCCAAACAGTATGAAGACAGACCTTGTGAAAACAACTGCTATCCACCTATGATGAATAAAGAAGACTGGGAAGAGTTCAAATCCCTTACCAAGATTACAAAGGACAGCATAGAAAACAATATCTACTTACGCAAAGACATCTTATTCAATGATCTCATTTGAGCATACAGCAATCAAGACTAATATTTCTACCCTCAAGGTCCATGAACAGGTATTTAAAGGAGTCAATCTATCCAATAATACCATTCGTGTAGTTACTAAACATTCTTCCTGTGGATGTACAGTAGCACAGATACCAACAAAAATCAAACCCCTGGAGTCATTTGAAGTAATAATGATAGTAAACAAGGTAGGTCAGTCAGGACTATTTGCTACCAAGGTTACACTATCATTTTCAAATGCTCAAGAAGTAATACTAACCATTAGTGGAAACATAGAATGACCTTACTATTTGATCCAGTACCTCATAAATATTTTATCAAAGAAGATCCTACTCTCAGTCTCAAGAGTGTATCTCATGTCATAACCTTACTCAAGCCTAAGTTTGATCCAGATGGTTCTATACTTAAGAAATATGTAGCCAAAGGAAAGTCATTCATTCTCAAGGATCTTGCTACTAAATGGGAACTTACTACAGAAGAGGCTCAGACAAAGTGGGGGCACTTGTCATTCACAGAAGAAGAAGTATCAGAAATATGGAAAGAAAAGAAAGATACCTCTTTAGTCAAAGGTACTAAGTTACACAGTATCAAAGAAGACCTCTTACTATCCAAAGGAGGACATCCTTCACTACAAGACCCTGAGACCTCCTACAAGAAAGCCTATGACTTAAACAACCTCTTACCAGGAACTTATCCAGAACTGATGCTGTACTACCTTCCAGGGCTTCTGACAGGTACTGCTGACATTATAGACATTGATAAGAATAAAGGCTTTGATATTTCAGATTATAAGTCGAACTCAAAGATTGAATTTGAATCCTACCAGGCCTATGACAAAAATACAAGGACTAAGAAGCCTAAAATGATGAATCCTCCCATTTCACATCTCCAAGATTGCAATGGGATTCACTATACTGTCCAACTATCCCTCTATGCTTATTTCTTAGAACAGTTTGGATATACTTGTAAGTCACTTACGCTCATTCACTTAATTACTGACAAGGACCACAACATAATACAAGAAGTCAAATATCCCCTGGAATATATCAAAAAGGACATCAAGAAGATTCTATTCTGGTACACCAATTCTATAAAATAATTCTTCCACTCATTCATCCTTCACTCATGCAACTCACTGCTATTACTGTCTCAGTTAATTATTCTGACTTCTTATGCCATGCTCTCTTATGGAACAAGGCTCTATTCTCTAAATGGATAGTAGTCACAGACACCAAAGACACCATTACAAAAGATCTCTGTACCTATCACAATGTTACTTGTATTCAAACAGATGTATTCTATGAAGGAGGAGGATTTAATAAATATGCAGGGATTAATGAGGCCTTAAAGAAGGTTACAAAGGATGAGTGGGTACTTTTCTTAGACAGTGATATTATCCTTCCCCCACATACCAAGAGAACCCTGGAAAGTCTTGAATTAGACAAAAAGAGTATCTATGGTATAGACAGGTTAGATGCAGTGGGTATTAGCCAATATATTAACTTTGTTAACCATCCCAGGAACCTTATAGATAACTGGTTAGTCTCCAGTTCAAATCTTCTACTAGGTTCAAGGATTGCTCACATATATGGGCAGAAAGGAGACAATGGTAAATTCTCAGGATGGAAACCTCTAGGATTCTTTCAACTTGCACATTCTTCCCAATTCTCTATGTATCCACAGGATTGTAAAGGAGCAGATCATTGTGACATAGTATTTGCCAACCTTTACCACAGAACTCACAGATTGTTAATTCCAGAAATCCTTTCTATTCATTTGGTATCAGAAGATGCTACATGGTCTTCTAATTGGAATGGTAGAAAGACAGCACCTTTCCTTCCAGTACAATACGACAGCCCTACCCCAACACTCATACCAGAACAAGTGCCCTTAACATATCAACAATGATAGATACACAGGCAGAAGAATACATGAGAAACTATGAGCAAAACCTCAAACTAATCAAAGCAAAACTAAACATATTAGATGAAGTCTATGTAGTAAAAGATCCCAACCAGACTTACCTCAATGTAGCAGAAAAGATAAACCTATTACTAAATTTATTGGAACCTAAATTGAATTAACATATCTTTGTCCTCACTGTCACTTACAACTAACTATATTATGGAACTTGAATTGCCCTTGATTAATGATTATTTTGTAGAACTAAAGGTTCTTGCATCCACATTTACTAACGAAGACAAAGAAAAGTATGAATTAGAGATTGAAGAGTACGAAGAAGAATTAGAGAAAAGTGAAAGGATGGGCCTTGATTTTAAAATGTCCAGACCTACTCCTAATATGATAGAACCAGATTTCAAATCCATGTGGATTAATATGGGGGCTATGGTAATCCTCAATTTTACAGAAGAATGGGACAAGAAAAGAGACCAACCTGTTATTATCATAGAATACACAGATGAAGACAACAGTGCAGTATCTCAAATGCAGATTAATATCCTACTCAAAGATTGGATAGAAGTCCTCAAGTCATTTGGAGCAAGGTTTAAATAACTGACAATTAACTAAAAGAGGGTATCAGTAAAATGATACCCTCATTCTTATTATGGCAATACCAAAGATTATAGAAATACAACAAGGAAAGGTAGTAGTTAATGAGACTATACTTGTAATACCAGAGTTCAAATCACTGTATGAAGCCTATGGCCTTCCTCCTTTTCAATATCTGTGGGCTAAACATGATCCACAATCCCCCTATCAAAACTATGATGCCTTTGAAATAGATGAAAAGATTCAAGCAGACATTCCAGAACATATAGATACAAATGACCTTCTCTTTTTCAAGGCTAACAAGAGGTGTGAAGAATTATACTATTCTGCCATCAGAAAGATCCTCAATGGGGCTAAGGCTGCTGTAGAGAAGGTTTCTTTTCACTTTACTACTATGGAGGTTACTGATGGTAGGGATGGCAACTTGACACAAGTAGTAAACTCTATCAAATCCCTTACCCCCCTCATAAAGGCTTATGAGTCAGCAGAATCAGCCTATAGTAAAGAGGTTCAAAGAAATAGAGCAGATTCAATGAGTGCTATAGATGAAGATGTAACTGATGACTATGAATAACCCAGACAAGAGTATCAAGGCCTATAAAACATTAATGGAATATTCTACTGAAACTCATAAATGGGGATTCAGATCTTTTCAAACCTATAAAGACTACTATGACTTTGTACTATCTAACTGGAAACTTCCAGGAGAATACAACTTCAAGAATACTGAATATTGGAGACAACCTGCCATTACCTTTGAAAAGAACAAAATGTATTGTGACTTTCATAGGAAATCTCCAGAATACAAAGAGTACTGGTTAACAGAAAGAAGAAAATGTGTACAAGGAGTCATAGTAGATAATGTATTTATACCTGCTTCTTACTATTGGTTTATAAACTTTACTCCTATCTATGACAAGGTAAAAAGTAAAGAAACCTTTGCAGATTTATATGATGGTCAGTACCATTTGTTTCTCTACTTGGAATTAGCAATGCTAAAAGGAGAAGATGCAGCAGGGGTGAAGTGCCGTCAGCGCGGAATTTCATATTGTTTAGTAAGTGATTTGACAAAGGAAATTTGGTTTGGACAGAAAAGCATGTGTAAGATAGTTGGTTATGAGATAGAATATGTAATGCTTGAATGGAACATACTTGAATCCTATAGAGACTTTCTTAACACTCATACAGGATGGTATAGAGCATTTAGTCCAGATGAATCTCTTAACTGGGAACAAAAGATGCCAGTTACAGAAGGGGTTACAGAAAAGAAAACTACCTTCAAAGGCAATAAGTCCCGTATCAAAGGAGCCACTACTAAAAAGAACATGGCAAAGGCTGTAGGTGGACCTGCTAAAAAGATCTATGCTACAGAAGCAGGTGTATATGCAAACCTTCTTAAGGTCAAAGGTTATGTAAATGATAACTTAAAATTAGGTGGTGTAAAGACAGGTATTTTCTTGGCATTTGGTTCTGTAGGTGAGTTAAAGGATGCAGCAGATTTACAAGACATTTGTTTTAATCCAAGGGCTTATAATGTTAGACCTGTCAAAGATACTTTTTCAGGTTCAGGAGATGAAATTGCTTTTCTATATCCAGATGAATGGAACTTTACATACAGAGATCCAGAGACAGAAGAAGTTGTAAAGTGCTATGACAAAGATGGTAATTCTAACATAGAACTTGCCCTCAAGTACATTTCAATGGAAGAAGAACATGCTAAGAAGTCTGGGGAAAGTGCTTACAAAATGTACAAGAGCCAGCATCCAAGAACCCTTCAAGATGCTTTTGACCAAAGAGAAGACAACCCATTTCCTACCTCTCTATTGAAGAAGAGAGAACAAGACCTTATCAATTATAAGGACATTATAGTAAAACTTGAAAGAAATGACCAAGGTAAAGTAATCCACAAGTTTTCAGATGATGTGCCTATCCTGACCCTACATCCAAAACCTGATGCTGACAACAGAGGCGCTGTTACTATATGGGAATTTCCTAAACCAAATCCCCCTCTGGGCCTTTACTATGCAGGAGTGGACCCTGTTAAAAACTTTGATACTTCTACCTCATCCTCTCTAATGTCTATTACAGTCTATATGGCAGACCATGAGAGGGATGGTAAGATATGCCAAGGTTATCCTGTAGCAACCTATACAGGAAGACATAAAAGAGTCTCAGAGACCTATCAAGTCTGTCTAAACCTTATAGAATTTTATAATGCCTTGACAGCAGTAGAAAGTAATGTAGCAGACTTTACTGAATGGATGATTAAAGAGAGGAAAGCAAAATACCTTATGCGTAGATCTCAGATAACTGTTATTAATGAAATGATGCCCAACTCTACTATCAGGGATGAAATAGGAGTAAGGATGGAAGGCCACTTCAAGCAAAGGTGTATAGAAAAACTAATCAGGTACTTGGAAGAACCTATGTCAGATGTATTTGACCTTGAGACAGGAGAGAACTATACAAAACATGGAGTAGATAAAATCAGAGACAAGATGTTTATCAGAGAATTACTTAGGTGGACTTCTAAACTAAATACAGACAGGCTTGTGTCTAATATCCTTGCTATTATGGCAGCAGAGTCTTCTACCAACAGACACATACTACAAGAGATTAAGAAAGGAGACCACAGGCCCAATACAAAAACCAGTCATTCATTACCCTCTGCTTTCCTTTCAAAGTCAAGACCAGGTATGTCAAAGATGCCCAGTCCCTTTAAGAGAAAATAGAAAATAATTTTTATTAATTGTTTCCATCTTTACTTGGATCTGTTCTAAAGATAGACTATATTATAGACAAACTAAGACATATAAAACAACATGGCAAAATCAAGACCTAATTTAGGAGTATTTCCAAAGATTCCTAACAAAACTATACCAGGTACCAATGTAAGTACAGATGGTACCAATGCCTATCAGATAGTCCTTACAGACAAAGAGAAAGAAGAAAACAATTGGGAAAGGATTAAGAAATTAGTATATCATAACGAATGGATAGCACGACAACAGATAAATTCTAACAGAGATAAGATCCTTAAACTGTTTAATATGGCCTATGGGGTTATTGATACCTCAGACTATATCAAGACAGATACAGAATTTAAGGCAGAACTATCTATGTTAGAAGGAGAAGAATTTGACTATGACCTCAAGTTCTTTCCTATTATTCCCAACATTGTCAATGCTATCACAGGCCAACTATCCAATCAGTATGTTAACTATTCTGCAATAGCACATAACAGAGAGGCTACTAACGAAGTCCTTGAAGAAAAGAATCAGAGGCTTAGAGACATGTTACTTGCTCCACTTCAGGAAATATTTAACTCTCAACTGGAAGAACAAGGTATTACTCAAGAAAGCCAACCTGATGTCTACCAAGAACAATACAAGTTGTTCCAAGAAATGCCCAAGGTTCAGAAGTACTATTCAAAGGATTTCAGACTGGAAGTAGAAAAATGGGCAAACCACCAGATTCAACTAGAGAATAAGAAGTATAACATGCACTCTATTGAGAAGCAACTCTTCTTCAATAAAGTAGTAACAGACTTCCCCTATTTACATGTAGACTTGATGGAAGGAGAATACAGGCCCAAAGTATTAGACCCTAGATATGTAGCCTATCTTCGTAGTCCTTACACAGATGATATTTCTGATGCCATCATGGTACATTGGTTTGAATACGAATCTCCCCTGAATATCATAGGAGAACTTGGTTCAAAACTCAGGGAAGAAGACATTCAAAAACTTGAAAGGTTACATATCCATTTCAAGACCCTGTTAACAATGGATTCTAATGCCAGATATAACTTGGACACTCCTGGTATCCTTGAATCTGCACAGAATTACTTGGCTTTTAGAGAAGTAGCCACAGCCTCTGTCAAGGATACAAAGTATAGACATGGAGAATACAAGGAAAGGTTGATAGAAGTATCCAACCAGTATCTTCAGGTTCCAAGAAAACTAGGCAAGTTAACTATTGCTTCAGAACAAGGTCCTATCTCTACCATAGTAGATGATACCTACACAGTTACTTACCCCCCAACATACAACCAGACCTTTCTTAAAGAAAAGAGTGAAAGAACCCTTATCCAAGGGGAACATATAGAATGGTTCTATATCAACGAACTTTGGTGGTGCAAGAAGATTAACCTTTCTGCCAATCCTAATCCTGACAATTCAGATGACATCTGGGTAGTGCTGGAGAAATACCCTATCCAGTTAC